TGCGGAGGAAGCGCCACCCTTTCGTACTGGTACGTGTGTTGGTTGCCAACCGCCCCCACGCCTAATAAACTTGGTGTTGTCAAGCTGAAGGCACCCGGAAACGGGTAAACGGTTGGGCTTGTGTTTTTGCACTATTAGTTTTAACTTTTCGCTGCCGGGATTCGATCCGGTAGGGCCACCTGTAAGCTGGCCGTGAACGTAGCGCGTTGTGTAGAAATCGGTCTGCATAATTCAGCTACAAGCCGCTGCCTTTAGGCACGCGGTTGCTTACTTCTTAACTGGAAAGGTCTGCTCAATCCACTCGCATAGCTCAAGTCCATCAAATCCGTGTTGGGCCGGCGTAATGGCGGCTTCGACTTCGTCCGTGAACACGATGTCGACGAATCCCTCGACTTGATCGTAGTGATCGGAAGCGTCTCTGTCGATCAGGTATTCCAGCCCTTTTGACCGCAGTGTATCGACCGGTAGCGCCATCACGTCGCCTACGGTCTGCGGCTTGGCAATCCTGATAATTGCATCCGCCAACTCGTCGGCATCATCCGCGTTATCGTCGTAATACTTGCAGAAACCCTCGCGGTTCGTGTCTCCGTCTAAGCTTTCAAGTACTTGTTGGTCGTACCGGCAATACAGGGCCAGGAGTTCGTCGTATAACTGTGCCACCCCTACTTTGTATTACAGAACCACCCGAACACCTTGCACAACCAGCCATGAACGCTTTGCGTTGACTTGACCGGCGGATACGGTGTCGTTGTTTCCGGGGTCCAGTTCGCGATCGGCGACTCCGCACCGAACGATACCTGATCGATGGGCTGCGAGCTGTTCGCTGCCACCGCGACAACACCCCAATACGTCAACGCCCCATCGATGGTTGGCTGCTCAAGCGTTACCCGCTGGTCTTCGTTCGTTCCATCGTTGTAGGTGATCCGCAGTGTCCCGCTATACACGTTCTGGTTCGCCGCTATCCCGCACGTCACCGATTGCGTGCTCGCATCCATCGCGGCCGCTTCACACCGCATCTCGGTGACTACCAGCGGCGGCGGGTACAAGCCGGAAGCGCACGGTGTCTGCGAAGGGCAAGGCGAATCAAGCGACTGCACCAGCACCGCTCGTGGTTCGGTGTGCGAATACCACTCCGCGGCTGCTCTGTCTCCATAGAAGTCCGCACCCATCACCCGCGGCTTCGTTCCTGGCTTGTCATAGACTGCAACCCCGGTGACTGCGTACTTCCCATCACGCTGCATCAGCACAGGCCAGGAATAGTTGATAGGCGGCTGGATGATATTCGGGTCCGCGTGCTCGAGCTTGACCTGCAGGCTTCCACGCCATGTTGTATTCTGGCTGGTCATCGCACAGGTCATCGTCCGCGTGTCCTTGCCTAAGAAGCTGGACTCCTTGCACTTCATCCCGCTGATGACTACTGGGGGCAACCGCACGTTGCTGGCCTGGTTGTACAGCGTCAATACCTCAGACGGCGATAGAGCACGCCCGTAGATGCGTACATCGTCTATGCCGCCCTTCCACCCATAGCTGTACGCATAGGACGTGCCGATGGTCAACGGCATAGCCGCGGTCGATGGCGGGTATGCCGTGTCGTTCGCAACCTGCACGCCGTTGACGTACAGCCGCCCCACAGATCCGTCATACGTGCCGGTCACCAGCGTCCAGGTGTTGTTGACCACCGCGCCGCCCTGGATGCACCCGTACTGCGCTCCGCAGTTGCCGGTCGATCCGCTACCACCGTTGACCATCATCTTGTAGGTAGGGCCGTTGCTATCGACACCCAGGAACACGCCTACGCTATAGCTCGTCTCTACGATGCGTGCAAAGCCGTCCTGCGCTGCCGTTGGCTTTACCCATGCCGATACACTGAATGCCGGCGGGATCGGGATCGACGGCACCGTGACCGAATCGCCTATGCCGTCAAAACTCAACCCGCCCACGATCTGCCCGTCTCCCCAGTGCGCTCCCACGATCTGACCGGGGTATCTCCCATAGTCTGTCTGGTAGTGGCCCGTCTCGACGCTGTACTTGAACACGCCGTGCCAGGCGCTGTCCATTGCTATCGATCCTTCTCTGTCATCGAGTCGCCAGTGCGCGACGAGGCCGGCGTTGGGGTCTTGCGCGAGTCCAATGATGGCAACGACTCCGACCATTCCGGATGCCACTCGCACTCCCATTCTTCGTATTCCTCTTCTGTATCGAAGTAATAGCCGTAGTACTTGTCCGGATTGACGTCATCGTCGTCGTTGCACATCGTTGCATCCCGTTGCATGCATGTTTGTGGTTGATTAGCCACGTAATCTGGGGGGCGGGTTTCACCGGACTGACTCCCCGGCAAACGTTTTACCAAAACAACCCGTTAGAGTTCGCTCTCCGGACCTATCAGCAAGAAGCGGTGATGCCGCCCATAATTCGCTTCAGCGCAAAATAGCGAAGCCCCACGTCTCGAACCCATTCGTTGCGTGGGGCTTTGCCTCGCTAGTGGTGCTACGTTCTTTGGAGCCAATCCTGCTTACCCCATAAGCAACCGCGTGCCTAATGCGCTAAAGCGAAGAAGGCAGCGGCTTTTAGCTCTCCTTTCTGTTTGAGCTATCGGCTATTGCCGACGCATAGACAGAATAGGGAACAAACAGTGAAAATACTAGCGGCTATTTGAAAGTGTTTTTAGTTCTTCAAACAGTCGCTGTGCCGCCGCAGTACGGGCGGTGTCTGGGTCCAGTTGGTTTACCATCGCAGCAGCACCAGCAAAGAACGCACTCTTCAGCATTATGACCGGGGCGGGATAAGACCCACCATCGGGCCGTGATAGCCGTTCCACCAGCACGCGGTTGACTCCATCCATATAGTCTTCAAACAGGTCATGTATGGTCATGGTCATACGCTAGTCTCTATTTCGATACCGGTGCCACGCCCAGCAGATGAACCAGACCGCGATGGCCCAGACAAGAACGATCCACCACACGCGGTACGGCATTATACATGGCAATCAAGTCGAGCGCACTTCAACCCACCCCATCCGCTGGGCGCTGCTTCTGTACTGCGGTGTGTCCGGTACTGTAACCGTGCGGCCGCACCGCATCTTGAACGTTACGAACTTCGGGCGTTCTTTACTCTGCTGGTTTGCGGTAGGCGCGGGCTGCTGGGTCATTCTCTTCCGGCAACTTAATTGCAGTGACCTTGCGGATTGCCGCATCGATGGCTTCTCTGACAGTAGCTTCCGTGGCGATTACTTGATTGAAGGCATCAAGAACTTGGTAGCAGGGTTCGCCAACCTCATATTCCGGATCTTTGGTTCTGCCAGGAATCAGTTGGTAGCGATTCGCTTCGATGAAATCCAGCCGTTCGGGGGGCTGCATCGGCGGAAGGTTTCCAGAAGGGTTCCAATACGCCGGATCATCGTTAGCTCTAGCTCTAGCAGCTTCTATCCACTTTTTCCAATCCTCGTCCAAGTACGCCATCAGATCCTGATGGAATTCGTCGTTCTCGTCATCAAGGCCCGCTATCTTTCCAGGTGCCTCTCTCTCTATCTCGAACATAGATTGTGCGCCTGAATAGAAGATTGATATGTACGAATACCATTCGGCGTGGGTTAGGGCCAGCTTGCGCCGGAGAGCCGCCTCCATGTCATCCCATCTGGCCCTTATCTCCTCCACCATCCTTCTATTGGGGAGGCTTCCGGTAGGCTCGCGTTGCTGGGTCATTCGGATCGCCGGTGACGGACGGCATCTTGCGTCTCCAGTCGTCCGGCAGCTTCTCCTGCGCGTACGCCTTGGCCCTCACCGCTTCGTCAGTCCGCTGGTCCTGCTCGAGGGCTGATTGGATGGCCGCCATAATCTTGCGTCGTGCCGGATCTTTGCGGTCGAGCCGGATGATCAGGCAGTCCTCGTCATCCAACTCATGGATGGCGAATGGGATGCTGGTCGATTTGTGCTCCCGTTCCTTCGTCTCCGGGTCCCGGTGACGGTGTGTCGTTTCCGTGGTAGTCATTTCGGTTGAGCCTTCGGTGGATCTGCCGGCAATTGCTCTGCGCTCGGTTCTTCCTTTACTTCCCCGCGACGGATCAGTTCCTGCCCGTAGTCAGGATCGACCTCGATGCTGTCGCCGATCTTGTGCTTCACGCCCTGCTTGTCCGTGAACTCGCGGACGGCTACTAACTTCCTGGCATTCATTCGTGGAATCCCTCCGGGCATTAGACTGATTTCCGTGGAGGTTATTTCCTTGAAGACGATAGACGATTGCACGCGTGAGGACTTTTGCCAGTTGATAGAAGCTGCGTACTCTTTATTGCAGTCCTCAATGTTTCAGTACTGGGAGAATGGCGGAGAGAAGGATAAAGACCCTTCCCATATCGACGCTATCAACGAAATGAGGTCAGCGCTGATTCAGTGCGGGTTGGAAGCTCCACCGTATGAGACATTCCGTGAAGGCATTGAAGCAACTCTGGCAATGCCGGTTGAAGACTTCGTCAAGACGTTGCAAGGCAAGGGCGTTATCTAGGTTCATCGCGGGTGCGGTGGAACCCCGAGCACGTAGCTGCCGAACCCGAATAACCGGAGTACCCAGAGCAGCAAAATGAGTACCACCACGACGTTGATGATCATCCGGATCGGAGGGTCAAGCGGAATGTAATGGTTGACGAAGTAAAGTATCACGCCAACGACAACCAGAACGATCAGCAGTTGGATTACGTCCATTAGTCCTCCTCCTGGTACTTCCTGATGGGCGATTGGGTAACGGCAACGGTGGGGAAGCCGGTCCGCAGCGACTCGAGGAAATCCGCAAAGTCATCCGTATGCAGGCGTACCGTACCGATCTCGCCCGACCTGCCGTACATCAGCCGGATGTCGGTGTGATCGGGACGGCCCAGCACAGCCGCGGTCGTGACGCGCAACTGCTTGACGGCTTTATCCATGGATCTGCTACTTATCTAGCTTGGATTGATAACGTACCTTATCCTGCATCCATCGCAGGGCATATGGCGCCCGTGCCGTACAGTAATATCCAAGCACGCTGGAGTCCGCTTCTACGCATTAGAAAAGGGCACTGGAGTCCAATTCTTCCTGTCCTATTGCCCCTCCTGATAAATCTTTTGTGCGCCTTATACCGCCAGCGAAGTTTGAGGTCTTCGGTGCTGAAGGTATTGCGAAGCCGCCGTCTGGGCAGGAGTCGTTTGAACTGCATTCTCATCTTAGGGGCGCCGTGCCCGTCGCAGCACATCCCGCGCCTCGTCAATTGCTCCGGGTGCGGCGGCAACCTCATCAGCGGCGTCCGGCTCCCAGCAATGCTCACAAACGATGCCTATCTCCGGATTGTCCCGTAACGCTTTTTGCCCGGAAGGGAAAATAGCAACCGCTTTGTTACATTTCGGGCAGGTGCGCTCGATCATGTCGGGATGCGTGATGTATGTCTCATCCCATCTTCGGCAAATCAATATCGAATTGCTCATCCCCGCATCGTACAGCGTACCTTATACGATCGATTCTGAAACAGGATTTCCGGGCTGAAAGATGGCTTTGTTTGCAACGGTCGCAACTAGGCGTTTTGGGGTACGTTTTTGAAACAGCGGTTCAGTCGGCATCGATCGGGCCGCGGACGCAAAGTACTGGAGTGTTTGCCGGACACTGATCGACGTTAGAGCGCTCAAGTACGAGTTCCACAAAATAGACCGTTTCAAGACGGTCCTCTATTGCGACGAACACATCACGCCCCGGCGGATATTGTTCCAGCTCTTTAATCAGTTCGGCAACGGTCATCGTGCTATTGGAGTCAGCCCTTCATTCTGGCGATGTTGTGGAGTTCTAACAATGCCCGATATTCCCCAAACTGCGGTCCGTCGGGCCATACTATTTCGTTCGCAGCATTGACATAGATCGGAAACTCTATTTCGCCGGCGCGAACACGCTTCCAGTATTCAGCCGCCGCCCGCGATTCGTCCTTCAGCCGGCGGAGTTCGGTTTCGTCCTTGGCATCCCTGAGCTGCGTCGTGAACGTCAGGTTGTTTACGAGAATACTCCTCGCCTCCCGCATGATCATCTCAAGGCTCAACTTTGGTGCCTGCTTCGCTTTAGGGCGCATTATCCCATCCACCCCGTACTGAAACTACTCGCTGACGCCCAGGCCGAGACTGGCTTCTCCTTCTGGGGGGCCGGCTGGGTGGCGCAGATCTCATGGAGCCGGGAATGACCATACCGGGTCGCATCCATAAGATGGTCGAGCGATTTCACGACCCGTCCCTTTTCATCCCTACGGTACAAACGAAACTCGCGTAACCAGTTCTGGCAGCTTTGGAACACCTTGAAGCGCCCCGAGGTCATGCGCATCAATAATTCGTAAATCCCTGTTTCTACAGAATTGTCGGCCTCGATCAGGTCCAGGCCGAGATCCCGATACATCTCAATCAGACACCGCCCGTCAATCTGACCGCGGCCTCTGGCTGCTGGATCAATCGCGCCTTTAATCCACTTGCCCCGACCTAAGATTGCCTGCGCGTGTATGACTGGTTCCGCTTCGCCGCGGTAGTGCTCACCATACACATATACGGTGTCGGTATCCCTAGAGAGGGCTAGAAAGGCCGCACACGAAATTTGCCAACCTACATCGAATCCATAACATCGGGGCCAATGGTCCGGGATCGGGATATCCGGGATAACAATATCCTGCTCTTGCACGGGGTAAATGGCTCCAGCTCCCAACACTGGAATGCCCTTCGACCGAGCGTCACGCTGATATGGGGGCAGGGAAGCGAAAAGATCCTGCTTTGCATCCTCAGTGAGGTGTGGGATATCTGACCATGAGGCCATGCACAAAAATCGGCTCATTACTTGAGGTGTCGCTCCACGTAGCCAAGCAGTGCCCGAATTAGTTCCGGGCTTTCGCGCAAAAGTCCGATGGAAACATTGCAGTTATGACAGAGCAATCCCCGCACCTTGCCTGTCGCGTGACAGTGATCCACACACAGCCTGGTTCGCTTGGTCCCATCCGGCTTGCCGCCGCAGATGGCACAGCCGCCGTTTTGCGTTGCCACCATTTGACGATGGTGCTCAGGTGTTATTCCAAATTTCTTGAGCTGATGCTTGAAGTGATATTCACGCATCCGCCCCTTGGTAGCTGCGTAGTATTCTTTATTTCTCTCGACAATCTGCAGCTTGTTGCGTTCACGCCATTCGCCATTCTTCTCGGCAATCTGCTCTTTACTCTCGATGCGCCTCTGTCGCGCATAGCCCGCACAGCAGATCTTGCAGCCGGAATTGAGCCGCCTGCTGTTCTTGCCTGTGCGCGTCGTGTAATTGAATGAATGAAAAGCTGAAACCGGCTTAACTTCTTTACAGAAGATGCATCTCTTCTCTGTTTTGGGGACGCGCCTGTTTTTAGGTCCCCCGGCGACACAGATAAGACATGTGAATGTATATCTGACTGTTTCGTTACCCCATCGAGTACGAACCTTGTATTGTTCGAAGTCGGTTCTGGGTTTGACTTTCCGACACAGGCGGCACGTTTTCGTTACAACGGGCGGTACGTCATGGAAGTCTAGGGCTGTCTGGGCAGAAGCGCGTCTCTGGACCTCTTGGCTTCTGTTCTTCCGTAAGAAACGCCTCTCTCTATCCCGTGCGCTGGTACATGCCTTGCACGCGCCTGATAAGCGGCTGGCCGTTGGTTGATAGAACTCACTGCTCTTCTTACACTCGCCGCACTTAGTGCATTGCTTCTGATCGGGTATGGTGGGTCTAGCCACTCCGCACTCCTCTATAGTGTGGTTTGGTCAGGGGCAATCAGCGCGTCAACGCTGGTTGTCCTGCTGAATCTATTATCTCACCTAAGTCGTTCCAGGTAAACCGTTTGGAAGGAAAGAAAGTACTACTGAACTAAGACCCTGTAGCGGTGTAAAAGAAAGAATACACTGGCCGTCCGTTGTCATTATTCTTACACATAATTCTGTCCAGATCGCTGTTGGCGGCTCTTCGTCAGCCCAACCAAAGTCGATAGCACTTCCATAGTAGCTAGGGGCTCCCTCTTCATAACTTTTTAACTGCACAGAGGATATTCCACCGCTACTGTGTTTCACGTACACAGTGTCTATGGCTTCTGCAATACCCGCCTTGCTTGTCCGGTGCGTGATCAGATCGCCAGGAACCATGCCGCAACCGAATGAGTTGTTCCTGCCGAACAACTCACCCTGGATAATTTCACGTACCGTCTTATTCGACTGGCCGCATGCCCATGCTTTCACCGGGTGATCGAACCGCTTCCCTATCCACCAGTGCGGATAGTTCCCTGTGAGATGCAAGCTCATCTCATATGCCCCTGCCGTAGTCTTGCCCACGCGGTTGGCCGCCATGAAGCACCGCTCTCTATGCGGTGCCCCATCGCAGCCTTCCGGGCAGGAGGGGAACGGTGTGTGCCTCCCTCCCGCGGCAAAGAATTGCATATGCTTCGGGTATAGCTCCCTGCGGCATGCTCCCGTGTCCGGGAAGTACTCAGCTATCCGGTTCCTCTGGCGTCTCTGCTTTTCCGCTGCAATCAATAGCAGCATTTCTTTCCGCTGCTGATCGGTCACTACTGGCCGCGAGGTAGAGAGTGTCGAGGGCATCTAACTGATCCTGCGAGAGTTTCGAGAGGTCGATGCTGACGTTGGCCTGGATATCGGCGGTTAGCGAAACGTTCGTCGTGCTGTTATCCCGATACTCCGGGATGTGCTTTTTCATCGAGAACATCAGCAAGATGTCCGACTTCCGGCGGGTCTTGCCGACCTTCTGACCCTGATACCAAACGTCCTCTTCCGCGCCCACGGTCGCCCGCTGGTGCAGCTCCTCCTCGAGGTACTCCTTGTACCTGGAGTGCGCCTCGACGAACCCCGCGGCGTATTCCGGGTTTAGCAACCACTCGTAATGGATCTGACGGTTGACCCCGGCGATCCGTGCGGCCCGTGACAGGTTGCCCGACTTGGCGAACTCCGTCAGGAACTTTTCCTGATCGGTAGGCGTGTATTTAACTGTTATTTTTCGCTTGCCGCTATCGGACGGTGGCCTGTGAATTCTGTCAGCCATAATACAGCACGTGGCACATTTTTAGTTGTCGTTATTGATAGGGAAACAGGGCCGCCGGCGGCCCCGATTTAGGGGGCGAATCTAAGGCAAAATAGTACTATAATCCGGCGCGTAAATCTTTATAAGACAGTTAGATAACCGTTTATAAAATATGTGTTTTGTTCACTCAACGCTCAAAAAACTGTGTTAGATGGAGGTCAGATAGGTGCTGGAGGACTCCTCCGGATGGACGTGCAGGTAGCGTTGGGTGGTTGCCAAGGAGGCGTGGCCCAGCGTGTGCTGGATCAGCGGAAGCGGTGCGCCGGCATCCAAAGCGTGGGTCGCGTGTCCGTGCCGCATCCAGTGAGCCGTCACATGCTCCTCGATCCCGGCCCGCTTCGCGGCTTCCGATATAACGTTGGTGATGCGCGTCCGGTGCATCGGCCGCTTGTCGCCTTCGCGGCTGACGAAGACGGGATCGGTGGGCTTGGCGTCCGCGGGACGGATGACCATCAGGGACCGCCAGGTTTCCGGCGACACCCGGATGGTTCGGCTCTTGTCGCCTTTGCCCAAAACGGTTATCTGCCCGTCGTGCTTGTCCCGCTCCCGGCAATCCATCCAGCGCAGGCCCGAGCATTCCGATGCGCGAATCCCGGCCCCGTACAGCAACCGGATAATGGCGTGGTCGCGTGGCAGCTCGGTCAGCCGGATCATGCGGCGGATATCCTTCGCCGGCAGGATCTTCTCGGCCAGGTTGTCCGGGACGTGTCTTAGCCGAAGGGCACGCCCCACGTCAAAAGGGGTCGCCCCGATCCGGTGGGCAAACCCCAATATCGATTTAATCGTGGACAGTTTGCGGTTGATCGTGCTCCGCTTCAGGTGGCTCCAGGTTTTTTCGTACTGCTGGAGTATCTCGAGGGTCACCTGGCCGGGGCGCAACGGGTAGCAGAATGCCTGAAAGTCCCGCACTACCGGCATGTAGACAGTCATTGTCGAAGCCGGCCGCCCGTGCTCCCAGAGGGCTATGATCTGTTCCCACTCCGGGTTGTTCTGGGGGGCCGCCTTGACCAAGGCCTTATCGCCGCGCTTCACGTGGGCGCTCCGTAGCAGAGGCAATCAGTCAGAACTACGACAAAGTGCGGCAGAAACACATCAGGTACGCGGTCAATATGCCACATTCCACGAATATTGTAATAATTTTCCCTTTTATGCGGCGCAGCCATCTTGTGGCCGTTCGGCCGGCAACCGCCCGCCTGGTGCGCGGGATCGGGGCCGAGGTAGCGGATGCCCAGGATGCGCTTCTTGGAAGTGATCACATGGACGTCAGCTTTGCCCATCAGTGCCTGCGCCCGTTCCGGGTGTGCGTGTTCGAGAACCTCGCCGGCGTGGTCGTACACGGGGGTACGCGCCGATAGACGTTTATCTCTGTGTTGGTTGTGCATCGTGCTGGCAAAGAGACAACCCGCCTAAACGCTTATACGACACTGATGCCGGCAACAACGTTACAGGCGGGTTTCGTTCAAAAAGGAGAATTTCAATCGAGGAGAATCCGCCCCGAGTTAGGGACGTACTTCGGGTATCAGGGCAGACATGGCATTCGGCTCACTGTGAGTCCCAGGCCTTCCAGAATAGTGGCCGCCTAACTAAGTCCTACCGCGGTAGTATATCGCGGCACCGCTTTGATTGCACGCGGTCCGATCCGATCTTCCGCCACCAGCCCCTGCTGATCTGCCGGGGCGATGACCGAATCCAGTTTTTCCATACTGATCGTACAAAGACTGAGAAATCTCTTCGGCCCCAATCTTTCCTCGACCGCGGCCATGTCCGCAATCCATCTCTTCAGCGGACGCGCCCCGATCTGTAATACGTAGTTGGCGCCGTCTTCCATGTAGGCTGCATCGGCGGGCTGATCTTCGTACCAGCCGGCGATCATGGATCTTAATTGCTCATAGCGTTTCTCGGCAATCCGGAGCTGGGCGACGTGGGCGGCCAGCGTGCCGAACTCGTCGATCACCTTGGCGCGTACCGGGTCGCGGCTGGGCTGGTCGATCTGACGGATTTTCGTTCTGGTCTTCGCCGTGGTGCGTGGCAAATTTAAGTTGTAACCGTGATTGCGGTTTAAGTCAAGGCTCACTTCACCTTGGCTAGCGCTTCTAAAGCATCCTGTGTATCGATATCGCCGTCCCAGTAGGAGATCAGCGTTGCCCGGTTCAACTCGATCCAGGCCTTAAGCAGATCGAACGAAGCAGAGTCGACGTCTCCTTCAATGATCTGTACATCGGGGCGGATAGCGACTGTCGCCATATTCCCCGGCATCGCTTTCGCGTTAGAGGACACCTTGACACGCACATCGTGGCGGGCGCCGCCGCGTACCGATATCCAGACTACAAACGGCAGCCCGGTGCGTTTCGGCGAGAGATTCGACATTTCAAAGGGGGCTTCGATCACTCGCCTTCTCCGTTCGGCTTTCCGTGGCTCTTCTGTTCAAATAGCCGGATGCGCCGTTCCTGCGCTGCCACTACCCGCATCAGCGTGTTGATGTTGTCGGACAGCTTTTCTATCTCCGTACCGTGGCCGTCGACGATACCCTTCAGCCATTCCATTTCTTCGTCGTAACTCATGCCTTCTTCTTCGCCTTCTTAGCTGCTGTTTTCTTCCAACGAGCTGGACGATTCCACTCCGATTGTCGGCACGATGGACATTCCTTCGGAAGCCACTCAACGCGACGGAGCCATTTATGACCACATCTCAAACATTCCGGATAAAGCGGCAATTCGCTTTCGGGTTCGGATTCAGGACTCGGCTTGAAACCTTCCAAATCTTGGATGAATTGCCGTAGCCGCGAAGAATACCGAAACCACTCGCCATCGTAGCGTTCGTCTTGAAATTGCCAATGTAGTTTCCGTTCAACTATCAAGCTTCCCCGGATACATCCTAGTAGCCTTGCTCCTGGGTTGTGTGCCCTGATTTCCAGCAATCGTTTCTGCGGATGAATCGAATAGCCAATCTTTACGTATTGCTGGTCTTCCGTTTCGAGGAAGTAGACGTATCCCCCCATCTGGCCTGAGCCGCTTTCTGAGCGATCTTCTTTCGCTCCTCTGGCGTTAGTTTCTTGTTTCTCATTGCCACTAAGGCTTGCGCTACTTTGTTTTTCTTGGTCGCCATGTTGCTCATTATGATAGCTCACGAAAGCATTCTCCTGCTTTCGATAGTATCATGCTCACGAAAGCATTGACAGATGCTTACGAAAGCATTTATACTCTCTTTAGTACCCAGTAGTTACTTAGGTACACACGGAGAAACAATGCAATTCAACGAAAACTACGGGCCGATGGAGATCGACGACTACGATCCCAACGACGAGCCTGTCTGCGTCTGCGCGGATTACGTGGGCAGCACAGAAGTCACATACTGCAAGTCATGCATGACCTATACGGATAACAAGGAACTGCTCATGGCGGAACTTGTCGAGGATGCAATGGAGGAGGCTGCATAAGATGACTACCGAACAGAACAAGATCGAAGCCGCCGAAATGATCCCCGGCAAGCTGTATTCCGTAGATCAGGTAATCGGCATCGTGAAGGAACGCACGAAGCGTGGTCGCACCATGCGCGTGTTGCTCACATGCGACTGGGAAGACCTCTCACCGCGGGAACAAGATCGCGTCTATCGCTGGATGAATCGATAATGGCCTATCCAACCGCAGTACGCAGAGACACGCTGACGTTTGAAGATTCGGTCAGCTACGAGCTGGTGTTGAAATACCAGACCGGCAAGCAGATCTCGAACGGCAACATCATGTTCACCACGATGCAGGACCAGGTGTTCTTTCTGCGACCAGACAACGCGCAGAAGATCCACGCGCTGGGATTGCAAGTGAACGAGCCGTTTGAATTGATCAAGCGCAACAGCGGCATTGTTGTGCGAAGAATCGGGCAGCAGCCGGAACCCAACCCCACCAAGAGTTTCATTCCGGCCGCCGCTACAGCTCAGACCGAGGTCCGCGCAGACGTATCTCAGCCATCGCAGCCACAATCTAACACATTAAGTGGAATTATGGCCGGCTCGTATATTGCCGCAATGGATGCGTTGATGGTCGCTGAAAACTACGCGACAACGAAGGGACTGCCCTTCAAGATCAGCACGATGGAGCTGCGTAGCTGCGCTTTATCGATTTTTATAGCCTCGACAAAAAATGGAGGACGATCCTAATGGCTGTAGCCCCAGTTATCACGATGCGCCCGCAGAGTTTATTTGACCTGACTGAGCGACTGACCGAGCTCCTCGACACCATCGATATGTGCGACGATCCCGACGTTCGCGCCGAATGCGAACAGGAGATTCTCGAAACGCTCACCCGCCAGATGGGGAAAATTGATGCGATGGCGGAATTCCAAGACCATTTGGAATTCAGTATTGCCCTCCGCAAAAAGCAGGTGCAACTGCTAGAACGGTCAAATAAGCGGGAAGCCGCCATCCTCGAGCGCATCGACAACGCAGTCTTGCGCGTGATGGACGCCACCGGCCGCAAATCGCTCGATGGTAGCCTCTATTCGTTTAGCTTGCGGAAGCTCCCGCCATCCGTCGAGGTCACCAACCAGGCAGTGGTGCCCGCTCAGTATATCCGGACTACCGTTTCGGAATCGGTCGATAAAGCCGTCGCGAAGATCGATCTGCGTAATGGAATTGCCGTACCGGGGCTGCGCCTCGTTACGGACAAACACACGGTGGTTCGCAAGTAATGTGCAAACCACTCACGGGCCGGGAGATGCAAATCTCGGCCCTGGTCGCCACCGGTTTGACCAATAAAGCGATTGCAGCCGCGTTGGAAATCTCCGAGCAGTCTGTGAAAAACATGCTGGCCCGCGCATTTAGCAAGACTGGCGCCAGCAATCGGACGGAACTCGCGCTGTTAATGCTAAAGGCCGCTTGAATTTTGTTCCCCACAAGACTGTCTAGGGGAGTTTTCCCCAAGCGACACAATCTAAATCGTTTGGGGAGACTCCCCTATTTCAAACGCATTACCGTAATGGAAATCCGTAGGAAATGGATTGATTTTCTACCGCAAACGAGGGTATCGTGAGTCAGCAATATTACTTGAAACAGTAAGGTACTTACCTGTCATGCCGCTTTCTTTTTCTGCGGCGCGCCAAACTGACCCCCACCCAGGTTCGGCACGCTTTGGCGTTTTATGCTATTTTGATTCAGTTCGGCTGATCCCCGGACATGCGTTTCGTGGTTGGCGGCCGGTCGGTTCCCCACCCCGGGGAATCGGGTTGAGCCGGTCGTCATCCACAAATCCCTCATCTCAACCGAGGGACGATGAATACTAAACAACTCTCTCAATCCGCCTTTCACAACCCCCCCAAACGCGCCGATCTACGCCGACACGTCTCGAGGGATTGTGATGTAGGTGGGGATAGTTGTCATTTCGGGAAACCCCCGCCAACGATTTCTCCGTGACTGACCGAAGCCGCAAACTTAACCAGTCACAAAGGCGCACAGCGAAAGGGGCAACAACTAGTTACATCTTGCCATAGTTTTCCTGCGTTTTTCCTACCCTTTTCGTTTAGCTTCTCACTGTTAATACCCGTAAAACTACGTACTTGAAGTGGACCGTTTCTAGGAAAGGTACTGGGAAAAGGTATGGCATCAGACACTAACGGCAGTGGTAAGCCATTCATCATCACCGGCGCAGACGGTAAAGACCTCCCGATCCCGGCCCGAGAGTATTACTTCAACACCAAAGATCGCATTCGCCGGATGATGCAGAACTCGCTCTCGAGTGAAGCCCGACAGGTCTACGCCTGTCTTGAGCTTGCGACGATGGGGTTTCAGCAGGAGCTGGCCGTGGTGATGGAGCGTGGTCAGAGACGTCCTGTCTCCCCTGACGATATAAGCGTACAAACGGCGCTATCCCGCCAACATGTCCGTCGCGCCCTGGCCGAACTCGAGGATGAGGGACTGGCCGAGCGGCGAGCCGACGACGACGGGGGCTTGCGGAAAGGGCACGTAGAGATCTATAGTTGGGCAGTCCCGCGGGAACGAAAGTGTAAGCTAGATTGTAGCCATCGCGCGGCTACAATTCCTGATTGGTTCCCGGAATCTTGGGCTCCCCTCCAGGCGTTCATCAAACGCCACAAACTCACAGTAGTAATCGATCAGACAACCGCAGAGGAACTGCTTGAGGAAGGTGTTGTAGCCGCGCGTGGCTACAAAGACGCCGAGATTGTAGTCTCGCGCTTCCTCGAAAGGGTCTGCGCGCCGCGCGACCTATATAAGGAAGAAAGAACTGAAAGAACGATTGAAAGAACAGAGGAGAGAGGGGGCGTAAAAGCTACTAGTAGTATCGAGGAGCCGGAACAACCCCATTCCCTCCCCCATACCCCATCGGAGGATTCGCATGAAATACAGCTGGCAAGTAGACTTGGG